GCGTGCGGCTTGGGCAGATCAAGCCGTGGACGCACAATCCGCGTATGTCTACCAAAGCGCAGGCGCAACGGTTGATAAAATCGGAGCGCGAGTTAGGACAACCGCAAACGCTGGCAGTATCGCCGTTTGTTGACGGCTTCTGTGATTTATACGACGGACATCAACGTGTCGCGGCGTGGAATACCATCAAAGGCGCGGACTTTGAAGTCTGGGCATTGCAATCCAATCGCCCTCTAGACGATGACGAACGGCGCAAGATTTCCATCCTGTTGCACACCGCGACAGGTCAATGGGAATGGGATAAACTCGCGGCGTGGTCTGCGGCGGATTTGCAGGAGTGGGGATTTGACCGCGAGACGTTGCAGGCGTGGAATAACGACGCGATGAATTTGCGGACGATGCTCGTGTCGGAGGTTGACGAAGCAGAGGCGTTTGCAGGGTTGCCAAACGAGGATCGCGCCCCATTTCAGCAGATGACCTTTACTCTTCACGATGAACAGGCGGAACAGGTAAAAGAGGCTTTAAGACTGGCAAAAGCGGCGGGATTTGTGGGTAGCCAGAATGAGAACAGTAACGGCAACGCGCTGGCTCGGATTTGCGAGACGTACATAACCGAACATGGCAACGGCTAAAGATATTATCGTCAAACCGATTGCGTCGAAGGATGCAATCGAATTTATAAAAGCGCACCATTACAGCGGGAAGGTAGACACCCGCTCTCAGTTGCATCTTGGTGTGTTCTTAGATGGGCGACTTCATGGCGCTATGCAGTTCGGGCCGTCAATGGCGAAATGGCAAACTATAAATTTATTTAGCAGTATAGGCTGGAACGAGTGGATAGAATTACACCGGCTTGCGTTTGATGATTTTCTGCCACGCAATAGCGAAAGCCGTGCAATTGCAATAGCGGTGAAAATGCTCAAAAAGCACGCGCCACACGTTAAGGTTCTTATTTCTTATGCAGACGGTACGCAATGCGGGGACGGGACGATTTACCGGGCGGCGGGGTTTGTGCTAACCGGGATAAATAAAAACAATAGTTTATGGAGAATGCCGGGCGGAGAGGTTTGCACAAATATAGTTTTTGATCCGGGGTTCCAGCCCAACAGCAAGAAAAACAGTATCAAGGCGAAGTATGGGAAAACAGGAAGCGAGGCGTCTGTATCTTTCCTTCGGAGAATTGGCGCAGAACAACTGCAAGGCTTTCAACTTAGGTATATGTACTTTCTCGACCCCTCCTATCGCGCCCGCCTGACCGTTCCCGAGTTGCCCTATTCGGAGATTGAAAAGCGCGGGGCAAAGATGTACAAAGGGCAAAAACCACGCGGCGAAGGCGAAACAGACAACGCGGCACAATCCAATGTGCAAACTGAGGGCGCAAGTCCCATCTCGCCGCTCTTGACACCTGAGACCTTGACATGACCGACGCAGTTAATACAGCAAACAACAACGGCAAAAGGACGATAGGTAAGCCGTTTGCCAAAGGCGATCCGCGCATCAACCGCAAGGGCAGACCGCGCTCGTTTCAGGCGTTTCGTGAGTTGACGCAGGACGTACTACACGAGGAGGCGCGCGATAATAATGGACAGCCCATCGTTGTCAACGGTCACATTGCCACAAACGCCGAAATGATTGTGCGTTCATGGCTGACTGACAGGAAACGGCAAAAGGATTTGGTCGAATCGGCGTTCGGCAAAGTGCCGCTGAATGTGGACGTGACCAGCGGCGGCGAGAAAATCACAGTCATCGAGGTTGTCAAAAAGAGCGCGGAGGCGGATGAATGAAACTGAACATGCTGGCGCGGAAAGCGCACTACATTGACCATCTCGCGCCCGTTTGGAAAGCGATCCCGTCCGAACGACGCGGGTTATTTTATGTGGACAAGCCGAATATCGAATACGCCATACATGAACTTGGCGCGGATGGCGTGACGTTGTTCGACGGCAAGATCATCAAGGGCGAGGCGGTCTTGACCTGTGGGTACAGCGACCTGCTTCCCGCTGGAAACATCAAACGAATCACAATGGAGCATGGCATCGGACATGCGTTCACCTCCAACGCCTACCCCAACGGGCGCGGGAAACGCGAGGGAGTTGACCTTGCACTGCTACCGAACGAATACACCGAACGATTAGTGCGCGAGGTCAGACCGAAGGCGCTAACGGCGGTAATCGGCACACCGAAGACGGACACGCTGGCGAATCGTTATGGTGTGAGACTATCCGATGAGCCGACCGTAGCGATAGCGTTTCACTGGGGCAGTAAAGACTCCGACCCGCCAGAATCGGGCAACGCGCTTGACCATTACAGGGACATCCTGCCCGAACTTGGCAAGCGGTATCGCGTCATTGGCCATGGGCATCCATTAGCGGAGGCGGAGTTCCGCGAGGTATTCGACAAGGCGGGCATCGAATATGTCGGCAGTTTCCGCGAGGTTTGCCGACGGGCGGACGTGTATGTCAACGACCTGTCCTCCACGATGTACGAATTTTTGACAACGGGCAAGCCTGTGATCGTCCTCAACGCGCCGCAGTTTCGCCGCGAGGCGCAGTGGGGCATCCGTTTTTGGGACTACTCGGACGTAGGCATCAACGTCGAGCAACCCGATGAATTATTCGCCGCGATTGACCGTACATTGGCTGAGTACCAGACCGTGCATATTCACGAGCGCATGAAAGCCGTGCGCGATCTGTACCCGTACTTAGGGACATCGGCGGAACGCGCCGCGAAAGTTTTGTGTGATTACATGGACACAGCCGCATGACTCGCGTATCGCAAAGCGGCATCGAGGAAATTATCGAGCGTTATTTTGGCGGCAAGCGCGATGGCTTCTTTGTCGAGGTCGGCGCATGGGACGGGGAGCATATCTCACAGACCGCATGGTTGGAACGCGAGCGCGGCTGGCGCGGGGCATGCTTCGAGCCGTTCCCGCATAATTTCCACAACCGTACCTGTCAGGTCGCTTCACTTGCGATCAGCGGCGATGGACTGCCGCGCGAGTATGTCGCCGTGACGCGCGACCGCAGGAATGGCGGGGATGTGTCGTACCTGTCTGGATTCAAAGACTCGCTCTCGGCGCATTGGAATATTATTTCCGAACATTGCGACTATGAGACCATGCAACTGCCGACCATGACGTTCGAGCAAGCCGCGCGTTTTTATCTATTGCCTCGACATATTGATTTTCTCTCATTGGACACGGAGGGGAGCGAGGTCGAGATATTGCGCGGTATTGATTTGTCGCGTTTTTCCTTCGGCATGATTTGCGTGGAGCATAACCAGTCGGCGCAGGTCAGGCGCATGGTCGCCGACCTGCTCGCGCCGCCTGGCTATACTCTGTATGCGGAATTACTCTTGGATGATGTGTATGTCGGCGCGTAACATTTCCTTCTCGCAACTCGGCAAAAACGGCAGGCTTGGCAATCAGTTATTTCAGATTCATTCCACGCTCGGCATTGCGGAACGCCTCGGCGCGACCGCCGCGTTTCCAGCATGGGAGTATGAAAAGTACTTCGAGCCGTCCTTGCCGCATGGGGAGATGCAAACGAACACGGTACATGAAAAATATTTCCATGTTCACGAGTGGGATATTCAAGGCGACGCCGATCTATTGGGTTATATGCAAAGCGAACGGTACTTCGGCGCGGAGCGTCTGCGTTTCAAAGCGGAGTTCCTGCAAGGACTCAAAGAGTCTCATGCCGATCTGTTCCAGCGCGAGACGATCTGCGTCCATATTCGGCGCGGGGATTATGTCGGCAACAAGAACTACTACCAACTGCCGATCACGTATTATATTGATTCGCTTTTGTCGTTTCCAAACTGGCGCGAGTGTAATATCTTATTCCTGTCGGACGACATCGAATATTGCAAAGTGCATTTTGAGTGCCTGCCGAACGCCTATTTCAGCGTCGGCAAAACGGACGTGGAAGACTTAGCAGTAGCGTCCTTGTGTGATCACTTCATCCTCTGCAACAGTTCGTTCTCATGGTGGGCGGCATGGCTCGGCGAACAGCCGCACAGCCGCATCGTTCACAGCGGGCATCTCTACGCGGGTCGGCTGGCAGGCAACGACATCAAGGATTACTACCCGCCGCGCTGGACGGTCAACAAGAAGGACGAATACAAAATACCGCTGAATGATGTGACCTTTACGATTCCCGTCCGTTACGACCATGAGGACAGGCGCGAGAATTTCGATTTGAGTTTGTTCATGCTTCAATCCGCCTTTGATACGCGGTACATCGTCTGCGAGCAAGGCGGCGATGAGTTCGCCTATGCCGCGAAGTGGGGGAAGTACATGCGCTTGCCCTCGGATGATTTTCACCGAACGAAGATGCTCAACGACATGGCAATCGCGGCAGAGACTCCGTATATTGTTAATTGGGACTGCGACATCATCCTGCCGCCTATGCAGGTCTACCTTGCGGTCGAGGCGTTACGCGCGGGCGCGGATATGGTCTTTCCCTACGGCGGCAAGTTCGCGCGGATGAAGCGCGTGGAATGGTTCGGAAAGATACGTGCCTATCAAGACATCGGCATCGTCGGCAACGAGCCGTTCAAAGGGCGCGAGCAGGGACACAACAGCGTCGGCGGCGCGGTGTTGTTCAATAAAGATTCATTCATTGACGGCGGCATGGAGAATCAGAATATGATCTCGTTTGGACCCGAGGACTGCGAGCGGCATGATCGTTTCAAACTGCTCGGTTATGATATTCGGCGCGTCGGCGGAGTCTTGTTCCACCTCAATCATTATGTCGGAGAAAATTCATCTCCGCTCAATCCATATTTTGCCGCGAACGAGCGCGAGATCGAAAAGGTGCGCGGCATGGACGCGAAGCAGTTACGTGCCTATGTGGACACGTGGACATGGCGGCATCCGTACACGTCGCGTTATTATCACGCCATTTCAGACGGCGCGATCCGTTCGGCTGAAATCGTCATGCGGGCGTTAGCCGACATCGGCATCCAGCCGACAACCATCCTAGACGTTGGGTGCGGAGTCGGCGAGTGGCATAACGGACACGCGGGGTATTTCGGCGTGGACTATCGCGTAGACCCGCAAGACCTGCTGATACCGCTCGAACGGTATAGCGAGTGCAATTTGAATCAAGCCATGCCAGAGATACGCGGTCAATTTGATTTGTGCCTATGCTTGGAGGTCGCCGAACATCTCAAACCGCAACGCGCTAAGGCGTTGGTCGAATTTTTATGCAGTGCCTCCGACCTCGTATTGTTCTCCGCCGCTATTCCATATCAAGGCGGTAACGGGCATTGTAACGAAAAATGGCAATCGTATTGGTCTGGGCTGTTCCAACAGCGCGGCTTCGGCGCGGCGAAAGAACAGCCGCACATCCGCGATAATCGGGACGTGGACTATTGGTATCGGCAGAACATCGTCCTCTACGAGCGCGGCGCGACAGGCATCGCGCAGGATTATGTCCTGCCTGAATACTACATGCAGATTGTCGGGGGCTTGCGGTGAGTCATTTACTCGAACAGGTCGGCGGCAAACTATCCATCAACCTGCACGCGGGGCAAACGCAGGCATGGGAGAGCGTCAAGCGTATTGTGGCGGTGATCGCGGGTACGCAAGCGGGCAAAACCTCATTCCTGCCGATCTGGCTCGACCGCGAGATACGCAGTCATGGTGAGGGCGATTATCTTGCCGTCACATCCAACTACGATATTTTACGCCTGAAATTCCTGCCTGAATTACAGCATTACTTTATTCGTCTGTTCGGTTGGCAGGAGAGCAAGAGCGAGAAGACCATCTATCGGGAGTACAAGCCGCGCATGTTCACACGCATCATCTGCCGTTCCGCCGACGCGGAGGGCGGGTTGGAGTCGGCAACAGGCAAAGCCGCCGTGTTCGACGAGTGCGGCATGGATAGCGTGCGCGTCAATTCGTACGAGGCGATCATGCGTCGTCTCTCCCTCGCGCAAGGTCGGTTACTGCTGGCAACCACACCGTATAATCTCGGCTGGCTGAAATCGCAGGGCAAAAGGCGATCCCGATATACAGGTGATTAATTTCAAAAGCACGATGAATCCAGAGTTTCCGATGGATGAGTATGAGCGCGCGCGTCGGACTCTGCCATCGTGGAAGTTCGAAATGTTTTACAACGGCAACTTCTCGCGCCCCGCTGGATTGATTTACAGCGATTTTACCGAGGCGCATATCGTGCCGCCGTTCGAGATTCCGATCCGTTTCCCGCGTTATCTCGGCGTGGACTTCGGCGCGGTAAATACTGCCAAAATTTGGGTCGCGGAGAATCCAGCCAATGGGACTCTCTACGTCTACCGCGAGGAGTTGAGCGGCGATAAAACCACGAAGGAACACGTCGAGGACGTGTTGAAATACGGCGAGGTCGGCATCAAAGCGTTCGGCGGCGCGAAGTCGGAGAAACAACAACGTGCCGACTGGCGCGACGCGGGCTTGCATGTGGCAGAGCCGAAGGTCGCCGACGTGGAGGGCGGTATTGATAAGGTGATACAATGCTTCAAAACGCGGCGGCTGTATATCCTCTCGACTATGACAGGCTTGCTGGATGAACTCGGAATGTATGCGCGCGAACTGGACAGCCTCGGACAGCCGACCGAGAAAATCAAAGACAAAGAAACCTTTCACCGCCTCGACGCGCTCCGCTATATCATTCCGAGTATTACCGAGAGCGAACAGGCAGGCGTACAATCCGTGCGCTATGTATAGGAGAGTCCCATGACCGACCCGATTCAGATAGCCTATCTGGAATGGCTCATCGAAAGCCGCCGCGCCGAACTGCTCGGCGTGCTGGATGCTCGCAATTATTACAACGGCGTCCAGCAGGATTTTGTCCCGTCGGCGATGATAGACATTCTATCGCGCCACAAAAGCGTCGGCAATCCGTTCACGCTGAACGTCTGCGAGACTATTGTGACCGCGTTGGCGAACATCCTCAACCTGACAGGCTTCGACACGAACGAGACGCCCGACGAGAACGGCGTCAAACCGCTGGCAGTCTGGGCGAATGAGGTCTGGAAACATAACCGCATGGCGGCGGTGCAGGACATTATCCACGAGGGCGCATTGTCCGACCGCGAAAGTTTTATCATCGTGGATTGGGACAAGGAATCATCCATGCCGCGCCTTGTGCATAACGAAGTATATATCCCCTACCCCGGAAGCGGCGAGGGCGTGTTCATGGTCTACGAAAACGATGACCGTTTCCAAAAACCGCTGTACGCTGTCAAGCGTTGGTCTGTCACGGACTGGAACGCCCGCGAGGTGGTGACGAACCGAGTAACGATCTATTATCCCGACCGCATCGAAAAATATAAACTGGATTTCGGCGACGCGGGCATGAGCGAGTACCGCGAGGCGGGCGTTCCGTATCCGCTCCCGAATGTAGACTCGCAGGGCAACCCGCTTGGACTGCCTGTTATCCATTTTCACAACAAAGGGTATCGTCCCGAACACTGGAAAGCGATGACCATGCAGGACGGCATCAACCGAACGCTGGTGGACATCCTGTACGCCAATGACCTCGTATCCAAAAAGTCATTTTTCGGCTTCGGCTTCCAGCCGACCACAGACGGCAAGCCGCTGAAAGCGGACAACTCGAACTCGATCAAGATCGGCGCGGGCGTGCTGAACTCCATCCCTGACAAGAAACCCGAGGAGGCGTCTTTGCAGGAAATCGAAGGCGCAGACCCCCGCCCGATGATTGACGCGCTCATTAACCTTATCACGCTCACGGCGCAGATCACGGATACGCCCGTCTCGCGCTTCGTGATGACCGCGCAGATCGCCAGCGCGGATACCATCAAGGCGCAGACGGAAGCATTGGATAAAAAAGCGGAAGACCGCCGCGATCTGTTCGGCGCGTCGTGGGTACAGGCGATGAACATAGCGCGGAAGTACGCGAATGTGTATGGCAATGCGGGGCTGGATGAGTCCGTTGAATTTATCCCCGTCTGGAAACACGAGGCGACCTTGCAGGAATTGGAGCAAAAGAAAAATTCTCTCGGAATCCCCGACGAACAAATTTGGGCGGAAGCGGGTTACTCTCCCGAACAAATCGCTGAGATGAAAAACGCGCAGTCGTACCGCATCGCGCAGGAGGCGGCATTGTGGCAGGGCGCGATTAGCGCGACGGCGAGTATTCCGCTGGACGAGTATCTGCGGCGGTGTGGCGTGAGCGAGGAGGCGATTACGCAGATACAAGAATCTCTTGACCGCCAGACCGCCGTTCCGTTGACCGACCTCTAACATGGCAAAACGATTGACTGCCCCGCGCTTGTCCGACGCCATGCTGAGAAACATGGCACACATTACGGACGCCGACATTGCGGCTGGCAAAAGTTTGTTCGATTCCGTCGCGCCACGCGGCTATCGCGGATTATTGGATGCGCCGCTGAAAGGCGCGTCTTCCGCCAACAGCCGCATCGTATGGGATGCGACGGCGGGCAGGTACATTCTCGCAGGCAGGCGAGTACCGCCGCTGGAAATCCGTACCCGCGTGATCGAACGTTTGATATTGTCGGCGAAACGGACACAGCGCACGTTGTCGGCGCAGTTACAGAACCGCGAAATCACATTACCCGAATGGCAGTCGGCGATGATAAACAGCATCAAGCAAACGCAAACGGCGGCGGCGTTGACCGCGAACGGAGGGGAGAAAAATACCTCCGACAGCGACAAGGAAGAAATCGCCGCGCTGATTCTGGCATTGCTTTTATTGTTCCGTAAATTCTCGCAGGACATTCAGCGCAAC